GCCTAGGGCGGGCGGCACCGACTACGACGGCTACTGGATAGCTTCAACTTCATTACCCCAGGAAGCTAAGGACGCTACGGCAGAAATGGCCCTGCGCCATATCTCGGAAAGCGGGGGTATTTTGCCAGATATCGCAGAGCCTGGGATAATAGGCAGCGAGGAAGTAGGGGTAGGCTCCATTAAGGATAAAAAGACCTACCTAGGGGGCAAAAGCCAGGTAAAGCAGTTTAGGAAGGTGGCCTTACTTGTTAGGTCGATTTCTACGCCATATGGAAGAATGGAGCGGGCCTAATGACCGACCTAGACACCCAGATAAGGCCAAAAGTAGCCACGCTGGCCGAAACCTACGGCGCACAGCTAACCTTTACGCCCTCTAGGAGCAGGGAGCCAGAAACCTTTAACCCTGCCACGGGGGCCTATACCACAGGTACTACGCCTACCACCTACCAGTATTACTGCACGCCACCCCAGCCGTACAGCAGGGGCTACGGGGAGGGCGCAGAAACGGCAGAAGGGGAGCTAGAGGTATTGCTACCTGCTTACGGGCTAAATGCCACTTTTGAAACTGACTACCTAGAAGAGGGGTTAGAGGTTTTGCACGGGGTTACGCTTTGGATTGTAACCCGCATAGAAAGCCTCTACAGCGGCGCCCAGGTGGCGGCGTATAGGTTAATTATGCAGCCACGCTGCTGGAATACAGAAGATGACGGCTAACCTAGCGGCCTTTAATAAAGCGGTGATAGCCTGGACCGCTGGACTGCCTGCCGAAGAGGTAAGGACGGTGCAGAAAAAGCTAGTATTTGACGCAGAAGAGCGGCTAACCGAAAAAACGCCAGTAAAAACGGGCCACGCTAGGCGTAACTGGATAACCACAGTAGGGGAACCTTCTACGCAAGAGCCAGCAAGTGATAGCGCTCTAGGGGGAAACGTGGAAGCGGTTATAAGCAGCCTACCTTTTTTCGCCAGTGTCTTTATAACCAATAACGTGCCTTATATAGAGCGGCTAGAGGAGGGGTGGAGCGGCCAGGCCCCCAACGGTATGCTGGCGGTAACATTTCAAGAGCTAACTAGGAGCCTAGAATAATGGCATACGCCACCCTGCACAACGTCATACGCGCCAGGTTTAATACAGAAATAACCAGCGGAGAAAGCGTTAGCACGGCCTGGGATAATGCCGCCTTTAGGGCGCTGCCCAGCAGCGGTACGGGCAAGTGGGTGCGCTTCTCCATACGTAACGGCTCTAGCAGACAAGCCGAAATGAGCCCAGCGGGAAGGCATAGAACGGTAGGCGTAGCGGTGGCCCAAATTTTCGTACCCATAGATAGCGGGGACGGGGCCGCCCTGGCCCTGGCTGATAGTATCGTAAGCGCCTTTCGGGGCGTTACGGTTACAGAAAGTGGCCATACTGTTATTTTCGATTCCCCCAGCGTGGGTACTATAGGTAAAGACGGGGCCTGGTGGCAACTTAACGTAGACCTGCCCTACTACACAGATAACGCATAAAAAAGGAGCGCCCTAAATTGTCTAACTCAAACCAAGTAACCTTAACCTACAAAGAGCAAACCGCTTTCGGTACCGTAACTGACCCCAGCGGCGAGACTGGCCAGCTTGTCTCTTTTACTTCCGAGGGGTTTAAGGAGGAGGCAGATTTCGCAAGGAGCAGCGAAATACGGGCAGATAGAAACGTAGTCGGTAGCGTACGCACAGCCAGGCGGGCCGTGGGGGAGATTACAAAAGAAATACAGCCCACTTCTACAGAGGTAGCCGATATGTTTCAGTACGGCCTGCATAGTGCAGGCTACGTGGCCGCAGTGGCGGCGGAAACTAAAACAGTAACCCTGGCTACTAAAACTTTTACGATAGCTGGCGCTGGAACCTGGACTAATGCCCCCGCTACTGGGGACTGGATAGAGGTAAACGGCTCAGGCATAGCCAAGGAATACCTTAAGGTGGCTTCTTCTACGAGTGGTACCGTGGTAGTGGAGCAAACGCCTGCGGGGGAATATTCCTCCCTTTCTACTACCTTTTCTATTCTGCGGCACATAGTAAACGGTACGGAAGATGACTACGTAGAGTTCAAAAAGGAGTTCGAGGACCTTGCAGGCACCCACGCCGTAGTAAACTACCAGGATATGCGCTGTGATTCTCTAGGCGTAAGCATGACGGCAGGCGAAATGGCCACAATGACTACGGGCTGGAGCGGGGTTAGCGAGGTTTCTAACGCTACGCAGTTTGAGACCCAGACCGCTGCGGCCACTACCGTTAGCCTAAATTCCGTGGACCATATCGAGAAAGTAGAAATAGCGGGCACTAGCGGCACCCTTCTAAGTTTTTCTTTTGACGTGGGCAACAATCTTAGGACCAACTACGTACTAGGCACTAACACCCCTAACTCTATCGGCTCTGGCTTTTGCGACGTTTCAGGAACCATAACCCTTTACTACGCAACAAAGACTGTACCAGACTATTTCCTAGACAATACCCAAGTGTCTATGGCCGTCGTACTAAATAACGGGGGGGTAGGCTATATTTTAGATTTCCCCGCCGTGGTTTTTAATTCTATGCAGCGGCTAGCTTCAGGCCCCAACGGGGACGTTATCTGCGAAATGGGTTTCGACGCTATCCGCCATGCAACCCTAGGGCATACGATTAAAATAGCTAGGTTTTAAAAGGTAGGGGCTTTCCTTTTGCGGGCTGGCGGGGTTATGCTCTGCTGGCCCGCTAACCATTTTACGGGCCTTAATCATGGTAAAACTAAACGCACTAAGAGTAGACCCCGAAAAGGTAGAGGGCGGGGTATGGATAGATTACGTGGACGGCTCCAGGCTTAAGGTAGCCCGCCTGGGGAATAACGCTTTCCAGAGCCTTATAAGGAAGCTAACAAAGCCCTACCGAAAAGAGCAGCAGGCTGGGGGTATCCCAGATAAGGTGCTAGAGGATATGACCCGCAAAGCCGTAGCCAAGTGCGTGCTTTTAGACTGGGAAGGGGTAGAGGGGGAGGACGGCGAGCCCCTTAAATACGACCCCAAGCTAGTTTATGAGGGTTTTAAGGACGGCAGCCTAGCAGACCTTTTTTCGGCGGTGCAAAACGCAGCCGCAGAGGCCGAAAACTACAGAGCGGCAGAAAGGGAAGAAAGCGCAAAAAACTAACGGGCTTTCTGGAATACCAGCTGCAATGGGGGCAATTCCAGGAAGTACTAAAAGCCAGGGCAGCGCAGGGTATAGCGGCGCCAGATATGGGGGAGGCTCCCACGCTTTATATGGACCTGGCGCCATACTGGGAGGCCTTTTCCCGCCTGTGTGCTACCCGCACTTACGGGGAGGGCGGCCCAGACCCGTTACAGCCCGCACAGGTAGCCTCTTACCTTGATATCTACGGGGTAGGGGGTATTTCAGAGCGCCAGCGGTATTATGAGCTAATCACGGCTCTAGATTCCGTATGGCTTAAAAAGGCCCGTGCGGATATTGCAGGCGCAATAAAAAGAGCCGGTAAAAAATAATGGCTACACGCAAGACCCTAATTCTAGGTATAGACGCCACAGGCGCTAGTAAAGGGGCCGCCACGGTTGCGCTAGCAGGGAAAACCGTAACCCGCTCTACCGTAAAAATGGTAAGCAGCGTAAATGCTGCCTCTGGGGCTATGGCCAAGACGGGGCCAGCGGCGGTAGCAGCGGCTAAAGGTACAGATACGCTAGCGGCTTCTATGACTAGGGCGGGCGGTGCCGCCGTAAATGCAGGCGGGATGCTGCAGAAGTTTTTACTACCCCTGGCAGGCTTTGCCCTCTTTACTAAAACCGCTGCCACGGTGGCTAGTTTTGAAGAGGCTATGGCCACGGTTGGGGCCGTTTCTGGCAAAACTTCAGAGGAGCTAGCAGGGGCTATAGAGCTGGCCAGAGAAATGGGCGCTACCACACGCTTTAGCGCCACTTCGGCTGCAGAAGGCCTGGTAGCCCTTTCTAGAGCTGGCTTTGAGCTTAACGAGGCTATGGCCGCCCTAGAGCCTTCCCTAGATATGGCTACGGGTGGGGGCTTAGAGCTAGGCGAAGCTGCGGGCTTTGTGTCCAACACTATAAGACAATTTAGCATGGACGCAGAAGAGGCGGTACGGGTGGCCAACACCTTTACCACGGCCTCTAACCGCTCTAACACTGATATGCAGCAGCTAGCGGAGGCCATGAAGTATGCAGGCACGGTGGCTGGCAGCTTTAACTACAG